GTGTAAGTAAAATACTCGAAAAGCCCGTAAGACCTTATGGTAGCCCGACAAAAATCCGCCGCGTGATGGTGAGCGAAAATTCTTTGGTTGGTCAATAAATTGATTTCGAAATCAACAGTAGCGTCTATGCCGAATTTGGCTAAGGCGGTGACCTCATTGGGTTCCGCTAAACGCGTTTTCCAATGCCGTTCAACCATGTGCGCAATATTCGCGTTGTTTTTACCGTAAATGACGCCAGAGTGGCCAAAAGCATACCCGTAAATCGTGCTATAACGGTGAGAATATCCCATTGTGTCAAAAAGGGCTTCATCTGGGTCAACGGAAAATTCTATGTAACCATCAGGTGTGATGTGTTCACTTCCGCTGATTATCTTGAACTTATCGTTGAATTTCCAGTCCATCTTCTTTTTACACAGAGAAGGCAACATTCGGCACAACCCGAAGTCGTATACCCCCGGTTGCATAGGCGGATGAGATTCAATAATGGAGTAACCTGGCCCCTTGCAAAGAAGTCCTTTGCCTGTGGCAACCCCGTCTTCCATTAGCTTCCTAGCGCGCATAACGCCCATAAAGGTGTCGGCACCGCCAAAAATTTTACTGGTCCAATTACTCTTCCCACACATATCTGTAGGGATACGTATGGGGGTACTAACATTGTACACTGAAGAATCAAGAAGCATGCGCCCAATGACGTAACAAATAGTGTTGACCGTCACTGAATTAAAGCAACACTCGTCAACTCCATCGTTCTTCAATGAGACGCAATTCTGAATGGAAAAGTAGTCAGGGTTAGAACGCCGAGCAGCTTCACGATATTTATTCACTGACCAAGTCCAAAACTCACCGCTCGCCAAACTACCGATACTGTACCCTTCTCTGAAAAGATTGTCTGCTAGATCCCAAAAAATGATCCCCCGGTACTTTGATGTATAGGCACCGGAGACTAAATCAACCTTAGCGTTTGGTCTATTTCTCGTGCTATTCTTAGCAAAATTTAGGGTGATCAGTCGGTGGAAAAAAGTCGGTTGTATTTCGTAAGTAGTTTTGATGTCAATACCTAACTTGACTTGATTTCCCATCGGTGTGAAGGTATACCCTGTGTTCGTCCACACAAGACTTTCGCACCAATCTTTAATACTTTGAAGAAGAGAAGGATCGTTATTCACGATCTTACCGACTTTAGAGAAAATGTCAACTTCTTTTATAGAGTCAAAGTAGGTCCCATCCACGTGGATTCTCGCCAAAAAGGCGTCATCTTTATGCTTAAACACGGTGACTTTGCTCGTCATTTTAAACAATTTTTCAGTCTCTCTTAGCATAACGGGTATTGTCGCGTGGAGCGGATTCAAAACGCTGCTAGAATCGCCGGAAACGACTAAATCGGCGACACAACTTAAAGTAGCTCGCGGTGACAATTGGGGTACGACATGATCCGGTATACGACACCCGTTCGTGCTCATAGTTTCTTCGACGCTCGTG